CCAAGAACCCAGCGGTCGAAGTGCAGCCAGACATCAGGGGCAGAGGCAACGCTGAGGTGGCTGAGGCCTGCGCCAACCAGTACCTGCTTACTATTCGTGAGCAGCTGGAGGACGCTACCCGCCTGGCTCTCATCTACCCCTCAGGCTTCTGCAAGCTGGCACCAGTCATGGGGGCTGACCCCCTGAAGCGTGTGAGCTGCGCAGCGCTGCCTCCTTGGGAAGTCATCGTGGATGCCACATCCAGCAGCTGGGAGCAGCAGCGGTATGTGGGGCATGTGTACCTCATGCCACTGCTGGAGGCTGCTGAGCGCTACAGCAAGGGTGAGGATGAGCTGCGTGCTCGGGCATACTCCAAGTGGATTGAGGCCACCACCATTGCAGGGAAAAACCAGATGATGGGTCTGGGTGACCCCACCCAAACGCCACCAGAAGAGCAATGGGTCAGGGTGGTGGAGCTGTATGACATGCTCAATGACGCCCTGGTGGTTTGGTCGCCAGACTACGCCAACGGGCAGGCCAACCTGTTTGAAGGTGTGCAGGTTCAGGTTGGGGCGCTTGACCCTGACGCAGCTGCAGACCAGGAGCGGCCTGACGCAGAGGTGGAGCATGAGACCACAGGCATCCCCTATAAGACCGCCAACGGTCGGCCCGTGGTGCCCATCATTCCGCTCTACTTCTCTCGGGACCCTGACACCCCGCTTCGGGGCTACTCGCTTATCCGGCGCAGTGTTGACCAGTTTCGTGAGCTGAACGTCATGCGCACCTACCAAGCCCAAGGTGTGCGGCGCATGGCCCGGCAGTGGATGGTACGCGCTGGCTTCCTGTCAGAAGACGGGGCTGCCAAAATCTCCCAAGGCCTTGACGGTGAGTTTGTAGAGGTCGACCTGCAACCAGGTCAACCGCTGGAGGGCAACATCATGCCGGTGCCTCAGGCCCCGATACCTGCAGATATCAGCATATACGCCCAGACAGTGCAGAACGACATCAACGAGGCAGGGCTACTGGCACCGTTCACTCGCGGTGAGGTGACCAAGAGCACAGCCACAGAGCAGCAGCTGCTGGCCGCGTACACCTCCAGCGAAGTGGGTAGGATGGCTAGACAGCGCGATAGCGTAATTACAACTATCGCTAAGACCTACAACATCATGCTCAGTGTGGTGCTTGGAGATGAGGCAGAGCCTTTGAGCTTGCCCAACCCAGTAGGCCCGACCATCCTGTCAGCCGATGACCTGACGGGTGACTTCAGCTACTGGGCAGTGGATGCAGGCACCACGCCCATGAGCGACCTGGCAAAGCAGCAGGCTTTGGAGCGCCTTGCGCCCTTGTTGCTGCAGCTCGGTGCAGACCCACAGCAGGTACTTGCTGAGCTGGTCCGCACCTACCAACTTCCTGAGTCCTTTGCTGAGATTGTCGAGCCTGCCCCCATGGCTCCTGAGCAAGGCGCTGCTCCGCTACCGTTCCCTGTTGCTGGGGGCATGACCCCAGAAGGATTCTGACCATGGCCATGATTATTGCTGACGCTCCCACAGACATGCCGGCTGACCTGGCTGCCATCGCTGAGCAGCAGGACACCCTCATTGGTGAGGAGATGGCTGACCTGGTGCCACGCCCTGAGCGGCCCTACTCCGCCAAGGTGTATACCGCCCTGGCCAAAGCCATTGCCAAGGCTGCAGAAGTCATGGGGCTGGACCTGCAGGCCGAGACCTACAGCGGACCAGTGGAGGAGATGGATGCAGACATTGCACGCTTCCTCGCCATGATGGCCACAGCAGCTGCAGACTATGGCAAGCCTTTCCCTGTGGAGCTGGACGCCATCAAGGGTGACGCTGAGCTGACTGCCATCACTGCTGCCCTCATCGAACTGGCAAAAGACAAGGAGTTTGCTGAGTTCCTTGACGCCCCAGCGGGTGACGTAGTTCAGGAGGAAGTCATCACACCCATGGGCACTGAGTCCATGGATGAGGACTTCGACTTCAGCGCGCGCATGGGCTGAGCGGTATGGCCTTCTCATCCATCAGGAGCCGTATTGCGCAGCTCTTCGGCTTTGGGCAGAAGGCTAAGAGCATCATACCGGTAAGCCGAAAACAGGCTTACTATCGCTCATATGAGGGCGGGGTGCTTGGCAACCTCACCCAAGCCATTGAGCGCAAGCAGCCTGTCACTTTCTTCTATACAGACAAGTGGCAGCCGGAAGGCACACCAGGCGCAATGGGTCAGCGAGTGGGCAACCCACACGCCATCTGGAAGGGCGCAAACGGGCGGACATATCTGCACCTGTATGTGGACCCCCAGAGCGCCACAGCTACAGGCGGCCTGCCTGGCTGGCGCACCTTCCTTGTCAACAGAATCCAGAACGTGAGTGTGCTGGAGCTTGGCACTTCGTTCTTGGGTAGGCCTGTGGCCTTTGTCACAGCTCCCGGCTGGAATCCCGGATGGTACCGGGCGGTCGGTCAACCCATCAAGCTCCTACAGTGAGAGGACATCATGGCCCATGAAAGCGTAGCAGAGCAGGTGCTCGCAGAAGTACAAGCAGCCCAGGCCCCTGAGCCTGAGGCACCAGCCACAGCAGCTGAGCCCGTTGACCCTGAAGTGGCAGCCATGCAGGCTGTCATGGATGAGGATGGGGCAGAAGTAGAGGTGGAAGAGCAGGAAGGCGATGAGCCTGCGCGGAAGCGCGGCCTGTCCTGGGAGCAGGCCATCAAGTCTGTGCCCCCAGACATTGCCAAGCTCATGCGCAACATGCAGAAGGACTACACACAGAAGACGCAGCAGGCAGCGGAAGAGCGCAGGGACTGGCTCAGGGAACGTGAAGCCCTCATGGCAGGCAAGGCCTCCCTGAAGACTCCCACTGAGCTGCCCGAGTACGACCCGTTCAATGAGGGCAGCATGCAGGCCCGGATTGAGGCAGAGGTCACCAAGCGACTGCAGCAGGTGCTGGAGCCCATGCAGGCCGAGTATGAGCAGGCCACTGCCCGCGACAGTTACAAGCTGTTTGTGAAAGAGCACCCTGAGTTTGAGACAGACAAGGGGCTCAGGTCAGAGGTCCAGCATCTGCTGGAGGGCAATGAGGCGCTGGACTTGGAGACCGCCTACTGGGCAGCCAAGGGCAAGCAGGCGCGCATCACAGCAGCCAAGCAGAAAGAGGACCGGTCTGCAGCTCGTAGGGCAGCCAAGGAGGCAGCCCTCAAAGGCACAGGCTCATCACGGCGCGGAGTCACACGGGGCAAGCCCACACGGGGTGACCTAAGGACCGCAAGCGCTGCAGACATTCTGGCCATGGCTCAGGCTATGCACAGACGCTAACGCGTGATAGTGTCCCAGACAGAGTGAGGCCACCCCACTGCGGAGCCTTGCGAGTCAGGCACTGTGACGACCACAGCACGCCACCGAACCGCAAGATTCCCCAACCCAGTGGAGGCCACCAACATGGCACCTCAAAGTGTAATCAGCACCACGCTGCAGCTGCTGCGTGACAAACTCATCGATAATAGTTTTCTCAGTCACCCACTTTTCCGCTCGATCGAAACAGCCGGAAATTTGGTAAAGGTTTCAGGCGGCCTAAGAGTCGAGCAGCCCGTGATTTTCGGCGAGCACTCCAGCATCACCGAGCTGACAAACGGCTTCGAGCCTGTCTCTATGGCAGTGACTGACCCGTTCAACAGCGCCAAGTTTGAGTATGCAAACTGGACAGCTCCCATCGTTCTGTCGGCTGTGGAAAAGGCGGCCAATAAGGGCGACCTTGCTGTGGTCAACATCCTTGAAAGCAAGGTAAAGAACGTGATGCTCGGCCTTAAAAAGGAAGTGAGCAAGCAAATCATCGCAGGTAGCAGCACCACTCTCACCACCCTGCAGACCCTGAACGGCATGACTACCGCAGCAGGTACGGGCTGGTTTGAAGGTGTGGCAGCTGCAAGCCAGCAGAACACCGTCGGCGGCCTCTCCAAGGCCACCTACCAGAGCCAGAACTGGTTCAACAACTTCTTCAACAGTGGCGCCAACTTCGACCTGTCGCACCTTGACCAGCTCATGATTGACTGTCAAATTCGGAACCCCTCTGGTGAGTTCCCTGACATCATCCTTATGAGCCCCAAGTGCTTCGCAGCCTTCCAGGCCAAGCAGCAGAGTTTCGTCAACTACGTCAGCGCAGGTGACCGCGACTCGCTAGACAGAGATATGGTCGCTATGTGGCGTGGTGCCAAGATCTATGTAGAGCCTCAGCTGGGCTTTACCGCTCAAAATCCAGCACTGCCGGTGTCTGCTTACGTCCTAAGCAGCAGCAACTTCCAGCTGTACGCTGACACAGATGGCTTCTTTGAAGTGTCTGACATGATGCCCGTCCCTGGCACTGCGACTGAAGCCGCTATGGTCTTCTGTCGTATGCAGCTCGTCACTGGTCACCTTGCCTCGCATGGTGTCCTTCTCAACGCGGAGGCCTGATCACATGGCAACT